TACCAAGACGTTGACCACAGACAATAAGTTAGGTGTCTCTGCAGCGGCTACTCAAATCGCATTCGACTACCCAGGCAACATCAAGAATTACTGGTATCCTGAGAGCGCGTCCAATGCAGCTGTCTCTATGCTAGGCTTTGGTGCTGGCGAGGAAGCTTTAACTCTTATGTCGAAGGTTACGATCTCGGCTCTATTAACAGCTGGCTATCCAGACTTACAAGAGTCATACAGTAACAGAGATGTGTCTGTACAAGCTACACTTGATAGCCAGACTCAGACGGCTAGCACACTTGCTGAAGTTCCTATGGTCGTTCCTACATTCGAAACGAATCCTGAAATGGAACCTATCTTCGGTTCCTATAGCTTAGGTGACTACGTCAACATCAACATAGAGGACCCTCGCTTCCCGAATGGAAAGATCATTAGTACTAGGATCATCGGTTACGATGCCAAGCCTACATCAGCAGAGACTCAGGAAGAAGTTAAGCTCGTCACGTCTGGGGAGGAATAGTGTCTAAGAACAACATGCCTGAAGACGAGAGTCTTAATGGTATCATCCAGGCTCTTATAGATCGGGTTGAACGGTTGGAGCGAGCAGTCGCTTCTACTACCGTCCGAAGTGTACCTGCTGGTGGAACTACAGGCCAATCTCTGAAGAAGACTTCCAATGCAGACTTTGCGATGACTTGGCAGACCTAACCAAAGGTTCCTTACCCCCCTACTTACTCTCCCGCTCTGGGCACATCGGGCAGGGTTCCCTCAGTAGGGGGGTAAGGTTTTTTATCGCCAGCCCTTTTCAAGAAGCTCTTGGCGAAACAATCCAACATCGTTGATCATGTAGTACAGCAAATGGCCATAGGCATCCATCGCGTGTATGTTTCCCGAAGACCACAGCCCGAGCTTTTGTAAGTTGGACTTCTTCACAAAGGCTGTTGTTCGATTTCCTACCTTACCCATAGCAGCTGTCTGCATGGTGTATTTAACATTACGCTCTTGACAGAAGCGCTTCATTACCCCTATATACTCGACACTGTCCAAAACTAAACCGGCGCGAGAGACGTTACGATACTCGAATGATTCGCACACGATATGATATTCCACTGTTCGAAATCTTTCAAGCATTTGATCTAGTCTATTGTGATGAGGCCCTTCGAGCTGACCACAATCCCATTCTTGGGTGGATCCGTCCAAAGTAAAAGTAGCCCAACCCGTAGTCCCTCCCGGATCGAGGGCTACTATTCTTAATGTCATCTATCCTCCTGTGGTCTTCTAACATCATTGTCCCGCGTTGTAGACTATCTATAGACCTTGTTAGACAAGCGTAGACAAATCGAGTAATAACTCCTCACATAAGCTATGTTACGCAGTTAGACATAGGTTAAACTCTCATAGACTTACGTTAGACTTTCACTTCACCATCTGAGATTTCGATGCTTACTGCCACGGCTACCCACTCAGGAATATCTCGTTCGGCTACGATCCAATCCTTAGCTGAATTCCTTGATGCGTTGAGATGACGTACACGCTCTTGTACCTTTTCTAATGTATGGTCAAAGCCGAAGAGGGTCATTGCGACCACTTCACCATCGGCATTAATATACGCTGCACTGTACTGCTTCATGCTTGGCTCCTTAATTTTGTGATAAGAGATTCTGCTGCTAATGGCGCAACATTAAAATGTTCTTGAACTATAGTAATGCATCGTTTTCGTTCCGCCTGCACCGCAGCGACAGTGATGCGGGCGTACTCCGCGTCCCACTGTTCCTGCGTGAACACAAAGTTGCTCTGGTAGATGTCATGGGATTCGCTGTCCCGCGCCGCCCGCTCCGCTGGGGCGATGATGTTCCGCACGAGATCCCGCATCTCATCGTTGGTTCGATACCACACCGAGGGCGCTACCGCCGCCCGCAGTAGTCGCACGCCATCCTCCACCGGGTCACTCATAGCTGACTCTTTAGTTCGTCTCGTTCCGCTACCAATTCGGCAATGCGGGCTTCAACTTGCGCAAGTCTTCGATTAACGCTTGTCTGACCTTTAAGTGTTACCTTGATGTTATCTTCTGACAGGTTCCTTCTACTACCAATGAATGAAACTCTCTCGTCATCTCGAAGGGGTCTGCCTAGCATCTGCTCAGCAATGATATGGTGGGAAAGCCGCCATTGCGACTTCCCGTCCACCTCAACCTTCGTGTACTCGTATCCATTCTGAGCAATGCGCTTAGCACCAAGCTCAGCCGTCTGACCTCTCATGCTGGCTGTCCTCCAGTGTAGGGGTAAGTCGCCTTACTAGTTGGTGTCTCGTATACATCCACAGCTACTAAGCCGCCAATGTGACGTCGTAGGATTTCGTAGATAGCTCGTGCCATCTCTTCTGCTGTTGGGGTCCATTCAACTACGATGACTTTCCATTCTTGACCACATTCTAAAGCGTCACGCATAATGGTATCTTCCGCATGAACGATAAAGCCATGATCGAAGACATCGTGCACGAGTTCCGTTAATGCCAACTTGATATCAGAAAAGTCCATAACCATACCAGTAGCGCTACCTCGTTCGTGCAGAGCACCTGCAACGTGTGCAACAACCTTGTACCTGTGACCATGAGGATTCCGGCACTTAGATTCGTGGAGTGGAACTCTATGACCAGCATCGAATTCGATCTCCTTGCTGACGATGAATTGATTCATTATACTTGACCCCAGTCCTTTCCGACTTTGCTCTCGACAGCGAATTTGACATAGTCACCAACAATTGATTCTGCACTCTTAATCATGTTATGTTCGGCAATAGCTCTAAGCTCGGGTATATCAGATTCATGACCTTCGATAAGTAACGAGTCATGAACGATGTTACGAATGTATCCTAGCCCACGAATCTCTTTACGTGTCCAATACATAGCTTGCAGACACATATCAGATGCCGTTGACTGAGGTAGGAATGCTAATGCTTCATTCATTACTTCATGTCGGTTCTCTTTTGTAATCAATGCGAACCTACGATGACGACCCCAAGGAGTGACTAAGTCTTCTCCATCAAGGACTGCCTGGCGAGTTGCTTCCTGGAAGGAAACGATCTCAGGTATGGTAGAGAAGAATGTGTTCTTCATTTCCATGGCCTCTCCCATAGGAATGCCAAACTCAGATGCTACTGATGCAGCTTCTCTACCATAGTTAAGTCCGTACACGAATGCCTTAACTCGAATACGTAATTCTTTCCATGCAGCCGACCCGACACTCTTCTTTGTCTTACCTGGATAAAGGATCTCACTTAGGTCGTCAAAGAGGTCTCGATCGCCAGCATTAAAGATGTCACGAAAATAGACATCTCCGGCCAAGAAGGAGAGGACGCGGAGCTCAGCCTGACTGTAGTCAACCTGAAGGAATTTGTTTTCTGGTTTAGCTGGAACGAACATTCGTCTAATAGAAGACTCGCGCGGGATGTTTTGAAGATTAGGGTTACGGCAAGAGAGCCGTCCGGTTGTGGTACCGTGTAGCATGAATGTGGGGTATACCCTGCCTCGATACAGGCGCTTTGCAATGCCCTTAATATACGTTCCGTGAGTCTTGGCTTCGCCACGATGCTCCAATAGTGTTGTGCAGAAGGCTCGAACTTCGTCTTCATCCTTAGGCAATGCCTTACGTGCTAGAATGAATTCAATAGTGGCTTCATCTGTAGATGCGACTTCGATATTCTTATCCGCTAGGTATGCTTTGACTTGCATAGGACTACGAGGATTGATTCCACCACGCTTATCATAGTTAACTGTACCAATGATAGAGTCAATACGATCCTCGATCTTATGTAGCGAATCTATGTACTGAATATTAAGTTCATCTAGATAGGTACGATTAACCGCCAAGCCATTGAGTTCAACGTACATGAGCCCGTTGGATGCCTGTACAAGATGATCATGTACTCTCCTGAGTGACTTACCTTCAGGATGCTCGCTAAACTTATCTTCGAACATATTCCACAACGCGTATGTACAAGATACGTCATACGCGTTGTACTTGTATAACAAATCTCTAGGGATCGCACCGTAACCAACACCGGGGGCAACATAGCGTTTGATCTCCTCGTCGTAATGAGGCGCGCCCAAGTATTCAACTGCCATGTATTTAAGACCATGAACACCGGCTCGTTCGTCAAAGACATAGTTAGCCAACATGGTATCGAACCATAGCTCTAGTGGACCTAAGATTGGGTAAAGGCCTTTGAGATCGAACTTTCCATTTTGGCATATGAGTCGGTGCCTTGATAAGAGCAGTCTAAGCTCATCACGAACCTGCTCCGAGCCCATGACAGCTTCAGACAATACAAGTACCCGGTTCTCGGCGAAACCGCTTCCCACACAGAGCATGCCATATCTTGCTGGGATATCTAAAGAGGTGTCTTTCTCAATATCGACCTCAATGTCGACAACAAGGTATCCTGGTCCGCCTTCAGTGTTCTGTGAAGCGATCTCGTCGACAGACCTGATGAGACGGATGGCGTCCAATTCAGTGTCAGCGACGACCCACTCAGGTGGAGTCCATACTGGGGCATGATACTTTACCTTTCCTATATCCGAAACAATATTCGGAAACTGATCTGCTTGACGTAATGCAGCTGCAGGATTAATTGTAGGAATAATCTTTACGTTAGGAAGATAGGTTCCATATCTACCTGGACCTACTCGTAACTGTGTAACGCCACTCTTACCTAATACAGATTCACAAGCGGCATTCCCTAAAGCTACCACTGTCTCAACGCCACGTTCCGTAAGCTCAGCGAGAAGTCTAGGCCTGCATGCATTGATTGCTGACTTAGGTGCAGACCCAGCATCTGGAGTTCTACAGGCGATTGAATTACTTAGGAAGAGTTCATCTCTATTCAGTTCATGATAGTTCAAGATGGTCGTAAGTAACTTGCCAGTAGGTCCTACAAACTGGTCACCTGATCTAACTTCCTGCTTACCAGGC